CTTAGTGGTAATTATCCTTTGCGTTATTTTGAATCTGAAGACCCAGTCACTGCTGATCATTTTTTGTATAGAATTGAAAAAGAAAGATTTACAGGAATTAAACTAGGAGATAAGATCAAGCTACATTATAATAAATTAAGTAATGTAAACCAAAATAATTTAATTTTACAATCTACAGAACCTTTTGGCGATAATTTTACGTTTGTAGGCGATCCTAATATAAAGTTTAGTGATGTAATTACAGATACTCATATTATTGCTGCAAAAGTTGAATTAATTATTAATATAGATAATGCATTAATATCTCCTACAGTTGGACAAGTTATTACAACAAATAATGGAATAGCAGAAATTGTATATGTGTTTAGCCCGTTTATAGGTAGTAATGATTTTACTTTATATTTGGCAAATGTAAGAGGAGTTTTTGAGATTTCAGATACAGCATATTTGTTAGGAAATCTAGTTGGAAATTATCAGTTAGTTGCTCCTGTAGATAGTTATGATTTTGGCGGGTATGTGATGTTAATGGTTCCTCCTTACTATGTTAAGAATGTTAATGCTGATAATGGATTCAATATAGTTTTGGTTGACATTATAACAGATAATACAGAAAGTTCTGTAAAATATATAAACGTTCTTGATTACTCGCAAACTGATACGTATGGTGAAAATACTGTAGCTAGTTTAATAAGAAGTTTTAGTTATCGAGGTACAAACATTATAAATGCTACAACTTTTGAGGATGTTGAACGTAAAATGAATTATGTCGGTGTTAGATTTCCTAAAGAATTAACTGATACTATTAATGCAGGCGATAATTTCAATTTTTACTATAATCAACTTAAAAAAACAGTTAGTTTATTAAGAGTAAGAAATACGAGGTACATAGTAAATCCTACTGTACAAGTAGGAGAAATTTTAACTCAAAAGAATACTGGTGTAACAGCCACAGTAATTTCAGCAGAAGTTGTTATAGATGAAAATATTATTACTCCTTCAAATCCAGTTTACATTATCCAAGTTCAAGCTGTAACTGCAAGTGATACAAATGAAACTTTTAATTTTGTAGATGAATTAGTAGGATCTGTAACTGGAGAATTGTTTATACGACCATATACTGAGATAGAAACAGATATATATAAATCTTTAAAAGACATTGGTGCTGGGTTATCTGATGTATTGAATGGTGAAAATGAAATTTGGAATTTATGGGACGGTTATATAGAGTATAATGAAAATAGATATAGCGAAGAAGGATTACCTTTTCAACCATACCCTAAATATTATGAAGATGGGTCAGGTTTGTTGGTAAGTGATCCAGGTAGACAAGGACAGATAATAAGACAAAAAGGAACTTCGAATACAGCAGAAGTAATGTATCTACAAAGATTTAGTCCTAGTAAAGTTGTTGTTTATGTTAATAATGTACAAGGAACATGGACACAAGGAGCATTGTTTGGAGCTTTAGCCGAGGATACTATCTTAGAAATGCTTGCTATTGGGGACATACAAGATCCCTGGGACAGATCAAATATATATACAGTTAATAGGCAAGTCGGCATTATTCAAAAAACTTCTTTGGGGTATGAAGATACCTTAGGAAAACTTTTAATAATTCAAAGTTCACCATTTGATATTACATTTAATAGTTTAGGCATATTTGAAAATGAACTTAAAGGAGAAGAATATTGGTATTACACGTCTAGAACAGTCCAGGGTATAGAAAGAGAGCCTACGATTCCAGTTGATAATAATTTGTCTTGGAATGAAATTTACGATATTCCAGTTAGCACTCAAGGAGTAACTAGCACAAATATCAATGAGGGTAGTGTTTTTATATATGAAAAATTAGGAAATGAATATAAATTAGTAAAAAATATAATTTCTAATTTTAGGAAAAATAATCATTATTTTGGAGCTAAAGTTAAGATAGCCGAAATTGATAATGTAGTTCATGTTTATGTTTTGTCTTTAGATGGTGATTATGATTTTAATTTTCCAGGGATGCTTCATTTTATAAAATACGGTACTTATGGAAATATTACTTATAATTGGGAATTTGGAAAAAATAAAAATTATAAAGGATTGTTTAGCGATCAATCAATATATTTTAAAGATGACATTGTACTTTTAAACAACACACTGTATCAAGCAAAAACAAATTTATTACAGTCTTATTTTGATGAAATTTATTGGAGTGCGTTAGATAATTATACAGATGTTTTTGGATATATTCCTAATAAAACAGGTGTACAAATTTCTATAGATTCCGTTGATATTAGTACAATACCATTGGAAAACATCTATGATTATGCTTCTAATTTTGAGATTAGTAATGACGGTCAAGTATTAGCAATATTAGTAAAATATGAAACAGAAAAATCAAATGTAATAGCAATTTACAGATATATTAATGGTGCTTACAGATGGTATGAAAATATTATTTCTCCAGTTGTAGATATAGAATTTGGAAGTTCGATATCTCTAAATAATGATGGTTCGATATTAATAGTTGGCGCTCCTGCAGCTGATATCAATTTTCGAGATCAAGGACTTGTTTATATCTATAGATTGACAAATTTTAAATTTGAGCTATCTCAAACATTAAAATGTCCAAAAGAAAAAACTTTAGATTATTTTGGTTATAGAGTAGATATATCAAATGATATTTTAATTATTATTTCTTTATTAGGTACATTAGAAAAAGAGACTATATTTGATAGTTCTTTAACAATTTTTGATAGTAATTTTACAAAATTTACTTATGTTAAAGAAAATGTTGGCTCAGTCTTTGTATATGAACAATTAAACAATTCTTTTATTTATTGTAATGAATTTAGTTATGATGAAGTTAATAGTACAATATATGGGATCGGAAAAAATATTCATTTAAATAAAAACCATATATATATCGGCTTGCCGAACATAGCAATAGAAACCAATAACATTATAAGTTATGGTAAAGTAATAGAGTTCGCAAAAGATACTTCTTCGTTATTGTCAGTAATACAAAGTCAAAAATATTCAGTTGATTTATCAAAAATAAAAAGAGTTTATCTTTATAATAAGAAAACTAGAAAGTTAATTAAAAATCTAGATTATATAGATCCGTTACAAGGAAAAATTTCAGGATTAGCTGAACAAAATATATCTTTTAAAACAATTTATGATCCTGCTGTTTATTCTGTAGGAGATGCAGCCGATGTATCTATTCTACCAGATATGAGTTGGACAACTGAAAATGTTGGTAAATTGTGGTGGGATATTAGTGATGTAATTTTTTACAATCCTATGCTAGCAAGTGTTACTTTTTCTACTAATTATTGGAATAAATTATTTACTAATTCTTCTATAGATATTTATGAATGGGTAGAATCTGATATTTTACCAAGTGTATGGGATACATTGGTTTCGACTGGAGAAGGATCAACAGCAGGGATAGTAGGACAAACAAAGTATGGAGACGCAGCATATTCTGTAAAAAGAATTTACGATCCAATTTCAAAAACTTTTACTGAAAAATATTTTTACTGGGTAAAAAATCTAACAACAATTCCAGAACTTGATAATAGGAATTTAAGTGCATTAGATGTATCAAAGTTAATAGAAAATCCTTTTTTAGCTGGATATGAATTTATAAGTTTGATTAGTGATAATGAGTTTGGACTTTTTAACATAGAAAAATATACAAACGATAATAACACAGCAATAGGTTTCGAAATATACAAATATGATAACTTATCAGATATGAATAAAGTTCATTATCAGTATAATATTTTTACAGATGGCTTAGGAACAAATATACCTAATGAGAGTTTAGAAACGAAATGGATAGATAGTTTAGTTGGTTATGATTTATTTGGAAGATCTGTACCAGATTTTTCATTAAGTGAAAAATATAAGTATGGATGCTTGAATGATCCACGTCAAAGTTGGTTTAAAAACAGACAAGAAGCTTTAAAGCAGTATATTGAACGTATAAATTATGTTTTAAAGAATCAATTAATAGTAGATAGTAAAAATTTAATAAATTTATATAAACAAGATAATTATCCTAATCAACAATCAAATATATATGATTTAGAAGTAGATCTAAAAAGTGATTTAGATTTGTATGGAATTGCAAAAGCTGAGCAAGCTGAAATAAAATTGGAAATACAAAACGGTGAGATTGTAGGAGTAAGTATTGTAAATCCAGGTAGAGGATACTTGAGAAAACCTACATACACAGTTATAGGAAAAGGAAAAGATTTAGAATTAGATTTTACATTAACAAGCATAGGCAGTATTGACGATGTTCAAATAATCAATCCTGGTGAGAATTATAATGATAGCACATATATTATTATTAGAAAATTTACTGCATTAGTAAAAACAGACGAAACTATATTAGGAAAATGGGCTTTATATGAAAGAGATTATGCAGCTAAATTTTGGAAGAGAATTCAAACGCAAAGCTTTAATTTATCTTTATATTGGAATTTTATAAGTTGGTATGCTGAAGGATATAGTGAAAATACAAAAATTGATTATTTGATTGATTATTCATATGAATTAACAAGTATAAAAGATGAAATAGGTAGTATTGTTAAGATAAACAATGTAGGTCTAGGTGGCTGGCTTTTGCTTTTAAAAATTAATGATATAGAAAATGTAGATTATACGATTAATTATGAAACTATTGGTAGACAAAATGGAACTATACAATTTTCAAGTGTATTATATGACCCTAATGAAGCTTTTAAAAATTTCGATTTAATCAGCTATGATACAGATTTTTATGATAGTATTCCTAGTAAAGAAATAAGAGAAATTGCTAAAATTGTAAAAAATGATTTGTTTGTAGATGAGTTAGCTGTGGAATATAATCAATTATTTATTGCAGCGATAAAATATGTTTTATCTGAGCAACCTGATGTTGATTGGATATTTAAAACAAATTTTTTAAAAGTAAAGCATAATTTAGGAAGTTTGCGACAAGATATTACTTTCAATAATGATAATCTACCTAGCTATGAAAGTTATGTAAATGAAGTAAAACCTTTTAAAGCTAAAATTAGAGAGTTTGTTGCTGCTTACGATAGATTAGAAAATACATCAAGCCTTACAACAGATTTTGATTTACCTCCTAGATTTAATTCATATTTTAGTAAAATTCTTCCTTTAAGACCTATAGTTGTAAATGATGTTATTACAAACATAGATAGTATCGATACTTATCCTGATTTAAATTGGGTATCAAACAATACCTATAGTGTCACAAAAGTAGAAATTATAGATGGCGGTTTAGGTTATGGTGTTGCTCCTAAATTAATATTAGAAGGAGGAGGAGGCACAGGTGCAGAGGCTATTTGTACGATAGGCGAAAATGGAAAAATTGCTAATGTAACAGTTACAAATAGTGGACAAGGTTACGTAAGTGCGCCTAAGTGTATAATAAATGGATCTTTAAAAGAAAATGGGTATGACGGAAAATTAAGTGTAATTATTGGTAATTCTAAAGTTAGATCTATGAAAACTGTTTTAAAATTTGATAGAATTAACAAAAATTTAGATAGAGTTTCTTTAGATACTACAGAAAGTTTTGTAGGTTCAGGGTCTAAATATATTTTTGATTTACAATGGCCTATATCTTATAATAAAAAAGACGTAACAATTTCTGTAGATAGTAAAGTTTTATTAAAAAGTGATTATACAATTGAAAATGTAGTAGATAATTCTAAAGGTTATAGTAGAATGTTAGGTAGGATTGTTTTTGATACACCTATAGAAAATTTTGCATTATGTATTATTTCTTATAAAAAAGAAATAAGTTTTTTACATGCTCAAGATAGAATTAATCTTTTTTATCAACCAGAAATAAATCAATATGGTAAAGATTTGTCATTGTTACTAGACGGTGTTGACTATGGCGGAGTAGAAGTCCGAAGTTTTGGTTTTGGGAATACTAGTGGATGGGATACAACAGACTATTTTTCAAATGCATATGATACGTATGATATGGCTTATGAAGATATAGTTTATAATATGCCGAGAAATGTATATAATTTTGCAAGTATAAGTAATCAATTGGAGATTAATTTTAAAGAGTTTGCAAAAAATGTAAATGCAATTGTAAAAGGAGATAGTGTAAACATTTCTCCTACATTTTATGAGATATTTAATGTAAATGCATTAGATGAAGTTTTAGAAGATCCTTTGAATTCTTCTAGTATTTTAAATGTTGCTGATGAAAATTCTTTGACAGTGCTTAGTGCAAATAAAATTCAACAATATGGTATAAATTTAGAAGTAGATAGTATTTCTTTAAACAATATCATTACTCAAATTATACCAAAGATACTAAATTTAGGACAAGAAGATTTAACAAATTTAGTCTCAGAGGGAATACTAAAACCTTTGATAATAAATTTTAATACTCCTCTTGAAAATGGAATTACTTACAATGTTTATATTAATAATGTGCGAGTAGATGATCCGAATTTTGAAAATGATCCTACTAATATAAATAATCCTGCTGCTATTATGCCTAGTCTTGTAGGAGATGGAATTAAACAAAATTTAATTTTGAATGACTACAATATTGTTTTACAAGATAATGATGTTGTAATAATTAGAAAGATTACTAGTGATGGTAGTTTTCTACCTACAGATTTAGATTACGATAGTTTATTATCTGGAGGTGGATTAAATTACAGTAATGCGCGAGGAATTAATGCCGAAGAAATTGTTGTGGATGGAGATTTATTTGTAACTCCTACCAATGCAAAGAGTTTAGAAGAAAATGTTCCTGGACTAGTACAGGATTCAGTTAGTATATCAGTATTTGAAAAACCAGTGCCAGGCGTAAGTAAAATTACCAGTAGGAATTATGTAGGAAATGGAGCAGATAATACTTTCTCATTAGGAATAACACCATTTGATAATGATCTAATATTTGTTAAAATAAATGATAAAATTAAAATTCAAGATATTGACTATAAAGTAGATTTTAGCCAAAAGAGTATTATCTTTACGGATCCTCCTGCACTAAATGATAAAATAAATTTACAAACATTTAATATAAGTGGTACAAACATTCTAGATATGGGTGTGCATATTGCAGATGGACAATCTAATACATTTATAGTAAATGCAAGATGGGAAGAAGATTTAACAAGTCAGATTACAGTTGATGGTGAACAAGTTAATTATGTATTAATACCTGCAGATAACGAAGAATATGATAGTAGCAACAATATTTTAATTAAGTTTTCTGAATCTATTCCGCAAGGAAAAACTATTAATTATGTAATTTATGCAGGTGCAGAACAAAATTACAGCGAAATATATATTGATAATTTTATCGCAGATGGTAGTACTAATATTTTTAATTTAACCCAAACACCTTTTATGCAAGAACCAATTGAATGGTTTACATTGGTTTTTGTAAATGATGTATTATTAAATCCTGGTTACGTTGAAACTTTTGTGCTTTCTACTGCTTTAGAATATCGGTTAAAATTATGGCAAGTTCCTTTAAGCTCAACTTCTTATAACCAAATAAGAGTGTTTCTTAATAATAACGAGTTAACGTACCTTACTGAATGGACATTTTCTGCAGCAGAATCATTGAATCCGTTAATAGATGATAGTGAACAGGTAGGATCTACGATTAAAATTAAGGAAGGTTTAGGTAAACAGGGCGATGTATTAAAAGTTTATATCATAGGATGGAAAGATAGCACAGTAGCTGGTGGAGATTATAGGTATGGTTACTACGCAGATGATGAATTTGTAAAGACGCCGGGTGTTATTCATATAGATGTTCCAATGGCACAAGGAGATAATGTAAAAATTTATCAATTTAGTAATCATGATAGCCAAAAAATAGACTGGCAAAGTTATGATGTAACTGAAAGGACAAAATTATCTCCTGGTATTAAAATAAATTCTGCTTATAGAAGAGTACCGGCATCAAAAATATTAGAATTTGATTTTATTTTGAATGTAGATTTCTTGTACACTGTTTATAGGAATGGAATTAGAATAGATGATGAAAATTTTGGTGTTGGACAGCAAAGCAACCCTAATGCAGAAATACCGACAATTCAAGGTAATGGTACACGTTTTTTGAGCTTGTTTGATTATAGTATTTCTGCTAATGAAGGAGATGTGATAAAAATAGAAGAAATTAATGACTCTTATGAAATTAATGATCAATCTAAAGACTGGTACGAATTACGACAAATAAGGAATGGTTTAATACCATTAAATACTCCGGCAATTGATGACAATTATGTGTGGGTTGCAAGAAATGGGTTTTTGTTAACACCTAGTGTAGACTATTATGTTACGCATGATAGAATGTTTGTTAAATTATATAGAGAATTAGACGAGTTAGATAATATACAAACAATTCATTTTAGTAATGATGCAATGCAAAATAAGTTTGCATGGCGCCAATTTAGTGATATTTTAAATAAAACACATTATACTGTATTAGAAGGATCAAAAAATATAAGATTAACAAAAGACTTACACTGGTATGATAAAGAAATTGAAATTAATGATGGAAATTTGTTACCAAATATCTCGCAAAAAAGTAAATTCCCAAATGTTATTTTTGTAGACGGTGAAAGGATAGAATACTGGCAAAAAAATGGTAATATTTTATATCAATTAAGAAGAGGAACATTGGGTACAGGTGTAAAAAATATTTATAAAGCAGGTATAGAAGTTTATGATCAGAGTGTAGATAAAATGTTACCTTATAAAGATGAAATTGTTTCAAGTACATTTATAGGAGACGGTAGTACTAATGAATTTTTATTAGATTTTATGCCTAACAGTATTAATGAATTTGAAGTATTTGTTGCAGGAATTCGATTAAGAAAAACCGAACTTGTAAAATATAGTATAGAACTAGGACAAGATTCACCAGAATCAGATATTGTACTGCCTCCAGAATTTTCGATTAACAATAATACATTAATATTAGATAGGGCTCCAGCAGAAAATAATAAAGTTGTAATTTTAAGACGTTTAGGAAAATTGTGGACAGAACCTGGAACACCGTTGTATAAAAGTAATTCAAATATTGCAAAAATACTATTATCAACAGAGGCAGACTTGCCAAGATAAATAATATAATAGGACAAATTATGAGTGATATATTAAAAGACAGAAGTAACACTAGAATAGAAGGATACATTAAAATTTATGATCCTGAAACTAAGAAAATTTATGTAGATAAAAGAAATGCAATACATTATGAAAATATGAGTATTGCTATGGCTCAGTCTTTGAGTAATGCAGGTATAGGTTTTATATACTCTATGGCTTTTGGAAATGGCGGAACAAGTGTGGATCCTACTGGAATTATAACTTATTTAACTCCAAATAGCACCGGAACTAATGCAAGTTTGTATAACGAAACATATGAAAAAATTGTTGATGATAGAAGTGTTAATAATAATGATGCATTTCGGAATAAGACAGAAATTAGACATGTAAGTGGTACAAATTATACCGATATTCTAGTATCTTGTTTGTTGGATTATGGAGAGCCTAGCGGACAAGATGCTTTTGATACTGCAACTAATACAGAAGATCTATTTATTTTTGATGAATTAGGATTAAAAAGCTATAATAATGATGGAACATTTTTAATAACTCATGTTTTGTTTCATCCTGTTCAAAAAAGTCTTAATAGATTAATACAAATAGATTATACCTTACGCATACAAAGTTTATCCGGTTTACTTGGAGATTAATTAAATGCCATATGAAATTTTATTTACAGATAGTGTTAATAAATTAGGAATTGTTGTAGAAGATGGCACTGTAAATCAGGAAACATCTTTGAAATTACCTGGAAAAAACACAACCTCCTATGGTTCAATCATAGCAGAGAATTTTTTACATCTATTAGAAAATTTTGCTTCTACTACTTCACCTTCAACACCAGTTGAAGGGCAACTTTGGTACGATTCTTCACCAAATGTAGAGCAATTATTTGTTTATAATGGGGTCAATTGGATTCCAGCAAATGGTGTTAATAAATCTATAACTGCTCCTACTTTAAAGCAAGAAGGAGATCTTTGGATAGATAGAGAAAATTTACAACTTTACATGTATACCGATGCAGGAGGGTGGATACTTATTGGACCAGAATATAGTGATGGGGTAGTTACTGGACCTATTCCAAAATCAATATTAGGAATAGATGATATTTTGTATAATATACTACAAATAGACATAGCAGGAAAAACAGTAGCTATTTTTGCAAAGAAAGCATTTACACCTAAAGTTAAAATTGACGGATTTAGTACGTTATACCCAGGTATGAATTTATCAAATAATCCGTTGCCTGGAGAAAAATCTTTTAAGTATTATGGAATTGCTGAAAAAGCTGAAAGTTTAATAGTAGGACAAGAAACAGTTTCGGCTGGAAACTTTCTTAGAAGTGACGCAGTAAGCACATCAAATTTTCAAATTAATGTTTTAAATAACAAAGGCGTTTTATATGGATTGAATTCAGAACTGGAAATAGGTGTAGAAGGATCTAATGGTGTAATAAAACATAATGTCGCAGGTGCTTCTATTGACGTCAAATTAAGAAATGATGGACTTTTTAAAACATTGTTACGATTTGACAGCTCTATGAAAGTTGGTATTAATAATGATAATCCTGATACAGAATTATCTGTAACAGGAGATATTAATATTTCTGTACCCTTTAATGATAGTACAAAAGGTAATTTATTTGTACAAGGAACAGCTGATAGTACCAGAATAAATAACGGATCTATAGTTACTGCAGGAGGTATTGGGGTTGCTCAAAGTGTTACTATAGGTGGTAATTTATATTTAAATCATACTAATTCTAGTAATATTATTGTTGATAAAATTTTGCCAACAGTGACAGCAGATGAGTTGTTTGGAGATGCCCAATCTTATATAGGATCTCCGAGTTTACAATACGAATCAATATATGCAAAAAGATTTTATGGAGACTTAACAGGAACTGTTACAGGTTCTGTTACTGGTCGTGCAGGATCTGCAAATAAGCTTGCTAAGGCATCTACATTTAAATTTATTGGAGATGTAGGTTTATTGAATTCTACTGATTTAGAAAGCGGAATAATTAATTTTACTGGTCAAGGTGAATTGGTTGAATTCCAAACGGAAATATCACAAGGCGTGGTTTCTAATAAAATAGAAATTATAGATACACAACTAGATGACGAACTGCTTATTTCTAGAAACAGAGAAGATATTGGATTAAAGAAAATTTCTATAGAAAATTTATTAAAAACAGTTCCTACTATACCTATAGGTAGTATAACGCCATATGCAGGATTAACAGTTCCTGCAGGTTGGTTGCTTTGTGCAGGACAAAATGTATTAAAAGTAGATTATGAAAAGTTATTTGCAGTTATTGGATATACTTTTGCCAGTATTGAATCCGTTCCTTCAGGATATTTTACTTTACCTGACTTAAGAGGAAGATTTCCATTAGGATTAGTTGATCCAGCAAATCCAGTATTAGAAAATACTAATTCTACGGAGTTAGGAGGCACTGGAGGAAACGAAAAAGTAACTTTACAAGAAGCAAATTTACCAGATCATAAGCATGATCTTTTTTATAATGATACTCAATTTTATGCTACTGCTCCTAAACAGTTTGAAATTGTTGACGATCAAGTTGAAGACTATCATTTTTATGAACAACAGACAGAATTTACTGGTGTAGCAATGAAAAACACACAAGGGATTGTTACAGATGAAACCCTAAGTTCAAAAGTAGATATTTTAAATCCATTTTTGGCATTGAATTTTATTATATATGCAGGATGATTAGATGAGTTATAGAATTAATAGGACTGATGGAGAATTAATTATAGATCTAATAGATGGTATAATTGATACAACAAGCACAGATATTACATTAATAGGACGCAATTATAAAGGGTTCGGTGAATGGATTAATGAAAATTTTATTAAAATACTCGAAAATTTTGCAAGCACAGAACAACCCCCTTTTCCATTAACAGGACAATTATGGTATGATAAAGCTGATTTAAGATTAAAAGTCTTTGATGGAACATCATTTAGAAGTGCAACAGGAACTATTGTTAATAGCTCACAACCTGGAAATTTAGTTGCAGGAGATTTATGGATAGATAATGAAAATAATCGTTTATATTTGTATGATGGAACAGATTTAACTTTAGTTGGTCCAACATATGATGCTGGACAAGGTAAAACAGGATTTGAAGCCCATAGTCAAATAGATGACCGAAATATTACTAGGACAATTTTAAAATTATTTTTAGGAGATGTTTTAGTAGGAGTCTATTCTCCAGCAGAATTTATTGTACCTATTCAGTATAAGATTAACGGATTTCATACTTGGGCTGAGGATGACCAAGATCCTCCAAGACAAAAATTATATAAAGGGTTTAATATTGCAGATGTAGAAAATGAAACTGGAATAAATGGATTTTGGTGGAGAGGTACAAGTTTAAATTCAAAATATTTGTTAGATGACCAAGGAAATCAAAAAACAAGTGTAAATTTTTTACCTGCAGATGGTAATGGCGAAACAACAGGTTTTATAACAATAAAAAATAGTAAAGGTCTAACAATTGGTGTTGGCGACAGACCATTTGTTAATGCTAAGATTTTCGGATCAACAACATACATAGATATGTTAGAATCGAACGCAGATTTTGGAATAAGAATAAAAAATGCTCAATATACAAACAGTTTTGTAAACGCAATTTATATAGATACGTCAGAATATAAAATTAAAATGTTTGACGGATTAGGGCAATTTGAAAATTTAGTTAGTGTTCCTGAATTAGATTTATACGGAAATTTGACAGTTGCTGGTAGTGTAAGTATAGCAGGTTCTTTATCGGTTTCGGGTGATGTAACTTATGTAACATCGCAAGATTTAAAGATTATTGATAAAACAATAGAATTAGCTATAGGAGAACAGGATCAAATAGGGTCAAATGCAGATGTAGAAGGTGGCGGTTTCATACTTAGAAGTAATGAAGGTGATAAAGATTTTGTATGGAAGCTTGATACAGACGTCGTCAATGATACTCCAGTAGGATCTTGGACAAGTAACCAAAATATAAATTTGTCTGTATCAGGGATTAATGCTAATCCTTCTTATAGAATAAATGGAGAAATGGTTCTTTCAAGTTCTGAGTTACATTCTGGAGTTACAAAAGCCTCAGGATTAACACAACTTGGAACATTAACGGAATTATCAGTTGACAATATATATATTGATTCTGCTTCTATTACACGAATAAATGGAGCCGGTATAACGATAAATCCAAATGGCGGTTCTCTTAGTTTGAGCAACAATAAGATATCTAATTTAGCTACTCCTATTGCAAATGACGAAGCTGCTAATAAGGAATATGTAGATAGGGCAGTAGATGGAAAAGAAATATTGTTATCATTAGATATAAACGGATTAATAGCTAGTGGTGATCCTGATTATACACCTTTTTATGCATCTACAATACAAAATGTTCGATCAGTTTTAAATAATATGCTTCCGATTGAAGAATCGTTACCTGGGCAAAATGTAAAAATTATGGCAACACGTATCCGACAAATTACAGCAGTTTTTCCTATAACAGTTTCAGAAGAAGATACTGCAGTTTTACAAAAATCAAGAGTAACTGTCCGTAATTTTGATAATACAGGCACAGTTGCTGTTGTGCAAGATATAGTAGCTAACCCTGCATATTCAGGTTCTACAACAGAAATAGAATTTACAGTTGATAGATTTATCTATAGATTTCAAAGCGATGGAGCAAATTGGAACAGCACAGGAGTTGATAGGATCGTTGTATAACAAATAGGGTAAATACACTAAAGCATTAGGGGACAAATGAATGGCATATATAATTAATACATATAATACTGCTCAACTAACAGTAGTGGAAGACGGAACAGTAGATCAAACTACTGATTTAAAATTAGTTGGTAAAAATTACGCAGGCTACGGTGAAATACAGAATGAGAATTTTGTTTTTTTACTAGAAAATTTTGCAGGAGAAAATCAACCTCCAAAAGCACTTAGTGGGCAAGTTTGGTTTGATGCAGGTTTAAGTAAATTAAAATTTTATGACGGAACAAAATGGCGTACAACAGGTGGGTCAGAAACAGGTGATACAGCTCCAGCAGGACAAACTGCAGGTGATTTTTGGTGGGATACCCAAAATGAACAACTTTATGTTTTTAATGGTACAGATTGGATATTAGTAGGTCCTCAAGGTACTGGTACAACTGTAACTCAGTTTCAAAGCAGGACTGTAAGAGATGATACAGGAACAAATCGTCCTATAATTTGTAGTGTTATTAATGACGAAGTTAAACATATTATAAGTGGATTTCATCCATATTTTACAATTCATCCTGACGACAGAAATGGTTATCCTGGATTTGATACAATTCATGAAGGTTTAACCTTACAACATACACTCAATTCAACATCTGGAGTTACTTCTCAAGCTATTAGATACTGGGGAACTGCTTCAAATTCAGATAGGTTAGGTGGATTTACTGCTGATAAGTATATTAAATATGAAGGAGCAGCTTTTCAAGCCGCAGTTACTTTCGGAGATGATGGATTATCAGTCGGTGACGATAATGATTTGAAATTAAGAATTGTTAACGGTAATCAAGCAATTATAGGAAATGAAGTAGGTTTAGATTTATTTTTTCAAGTAAGAGATGACTCAAATAATGTTAGAATGCCATTTAGACTAACTCATAATGAAGTGTTGCCAGGTTACAATTTAATTATTGACCCTACAAGTGAATCTTTTAGTACTACAAATGCAGGCACTAGACAAGTTAACATAGGTAGTACAACCCATTCATTTAATTATGTTTATGCAAGTGAATTTAAAGGAACAGCTGATAATGCAAAAGCAGTATCAACATCTTTTATAAATGCTCAAAGCACTGTTGAAACAGGATTTTACACTGCAGATGCAAGGAATACAAACGGAGTATCTATTGTTGCTCGTGATATTTCTGGTGATATCCATGCAAATTTGTTTAGAGGTACAGCTACAGCAGCAAAATATGCAGATTTAGCTGAAATGTATCTGTCTGATAAAGTTTATGAACCTGGAACTGTTTTAGTAATAGGCGGAGATGCTGAAGTAACTCAATCTGTTAAAAGCAATGATTCTACTGTAATTGGTGTTGTTTCTACTAGTCCAGCTCATATAATGAATAGTGAATTAGAAGGAGTAAAAGCTTGCGTTGCATTACGTGGAAGAGTTCCTTGCAAAGTAATAGGAAATATTAATAAAGGTGATTTATTAGTTACTTCTGACACTCCTGGTGTAGCTAAAGCAGCATCTGATAATTATACGGCACTGCAAGTAATTGGAAAAAGTTTAGAAAATTATAATCTGTCAGAAGTAGGATTAATAGAAATAATTGTATAAATAAAATACGTATATATAGGAGTTTAAAATTATGGCAGTGTCAAGTGTGGTTCAAGGTGGATCGATTAATGCAACTGATTACAATAATTTGCAAAGTAAAGTTGCTCAAATTTTAGGTGTAGGATCAGGTGATTATGGTTATGGGCAATCTGTTACAAGCTCGCAAGTTGTTGCTAGTAATTATCCTACCCAGCCCGCAGTTGGAGATTTTGTAACAGCGGAACAATTAGATGATTTAAGAACCGACATTCAAGCATGCTATGTTCATCAAACTACTAGCAATTTTTTATTAGGTGATATAAATGTTGGAGATTGGATTACTGCAGGAGCATCTGCTGGTACAGATAGTGCAACACACAATCAGTATGTATCTTATGTAAATACAATTGATGCTAATAGATTACCTACTACTTCATTAAATACTAACGAAATGGATTCAGTTTTTAGTGTTAGGTCTAGCTCAAGAACAAGTGCTTGGAATGGAACGATAAATTTTATTTTTACAGTCACATTTTCAGACGCAAATCATAGAAGATATTTTTTTAACACTGGAGGAGAAATTAGGATTAATTTAGCAATGTCAGGAACAAGCGGATCAAAATCTAATAATTGGGCCACAATGGTAACAAATGCCCCTGACCCGGTGACTTTTGGATATACTCAAAACGCAAGTCTTACCCAAAATTGGTCAAACTTATACACAGCAACAGGTTCAGGAGTGTATCTCGAAAATGATTTAATTGTAAGAGCAAAACAGGGAACAAACACTTATCAAATTCAATTTGAAGTAAGGTTACAAGATGACGATACCGGTGATCAACGATTGCCAGCTACAGAACCAGGACCGGCAGTAGACGAAAATGTTAACGGGACAATTACTTGCTCAGTAGATGAATTTAAGGCTGTAGGTTCTTACGTTGCTATAACTAGTCCTACTTATACTACTGATTCAGCTTTCCAATAAATTGATAGTTTTTTTAGTAAGTCTATAAATATTTTTTTAAAAAAGGTTTTATGGACGAACGACTTGAAAAAGCTATTAAATTTTCCAATTATATGGCCTCTTTACACAATCAAAAAAGGTCATTTCAAGAAAAGTATTATCAAGATTTAATTTATTTTTTTAATGGAAGTCAATTTACAGTTACAAAAGAATTAATATCCTTTTGTAAAATTATGTTAGATTCTTCTCAAACAGAAATAATTTTAATAGATGATAATCAAATTCCAACCGAAATAGAAAATTTAGAGGAATTTTTTAATAATATTAAAAATATCTACATAAATGCTTCAAATGAATTTATTGTAAGTTATAATAGAATAAAAAAAGAACGGACAATTGAGAATTTAGTAGATTTATGAGTAAAGGTATTTTACTGTATGCAAGAAATAATTCAAAAATAGATTATACTAAACAAGCTTATTTCTTGGCAAAAAGAGTTAAAAATATTTTAGGGTTACCTACATCAATAGTAACCGATAGCGAATTGTATTTGAAAACACAATTTCCGGATTGTGAAAAAGTTTTTGATAAAATTATTCCCATAGTATGGTCGGAAAATAGTAACATTGATGGCACTATTTTAAGTAAATTTGAAAATCATTTTTACAAATTATATAGAGATGGTACTATATCTAAACAAAAGTTAGCTTTTAAAAATCAATTAAGATCTTCGGCATATGATGTTACACCTTATAATGAAACTTTATTATTAGATACTGATATAGTGCTATCTAATACTAATTTTTTACATTGTTTTGAACAGAAAAATAATTTTCAAATTTATCATGAATCCTTTGATTTAGCTGGTTTTAGAGATTATTCTGAATTTAAGTATATAAATGATATAGGAATTAAATTTTATTGGGCAACAATAGTCTTTTTCCGGAAAACGGAAGAAAACAAAATATTTTTTGATTTATTAAAACATATCCAAGACAATTGGAATCATTATAAATCAGTTTTTCAAATAAATCAAAGTTATTTTAGAAATGATCATGCTTTTAGCATAGCTATACATATTATGAATGGTTATACAGAAGGAGATTTTGCGTCTTCTTTACCTGGTAAACTTTATTATACTACAGATAAAGATATTTGTTGGGATATAGATAAAAATAAAATAACTTTTTTATTAGAAAAAGAAAATTATGTCGGAGAGTATACATTGGCATCTTGGAATGATGTTACAATACACGTTATGAACAAATTTAGCCTTAATAGATGTATTGATAAGGAATTAAAAAATGTCTAATGGGTTTTTATTTTATGCTGATGGAAATGAATATGTAACACAAGCATGTTTATCGGCAATGAGTATTAAAACAAAAAATGATGTATCTATTAGCATAATTACAAAGAACAAAATTTTGCCAAAGTATCAAGGATTGTTTGATAACATATTAGAACCTTTATGGTTAGAACATGATGATTCGAGATATAGTATTTTAAATAGATGGAAATTATATCATAATACTCCATATGATAAAACTATTGTATTAGATACAGACACATTAGTCTTACAAAATTTAAATTTGTGGTGGAAATTTTTTGAAAATTATAATCTTTTTTTCTTAAATAAAGTTTTTACTTATAGATCTACAATTGTAACTGATAATTATTACAGGAAATTATTTGAAACTAATCATTTACCTAATTTATATTCGGGAATGCATTATTTTTTAAAGTCACAAAAATCTAAAGATTTTTTTGCTTTAGTAGAATTAATATCAAAAAATTGGGAAATGTTTTACGGACAATTTTGTAAAGAATATTATCCTAAATATCCTAGTATGGACGTTTCATTTTCCATTGCAAGTAAAATCTTAGATAATGATGTTGAAATTACAAATAATATTGTAAATTTTGTAAAATTTGTTCACATGAAAAAGAATATCCAAAATTGGAAAAATGTTACAGGTGAATGGCATGATAAAGTTGGAACTTATTTAAGTCCAAATTTAGATTTTTATGTGGGAAATTATTTGCAAACCGGAATTTTCCATTATGCATCTAAAAATTTCTTGTTAGATAATATTTTTAAAAAATATGAAAAATTTTTGGGAATTTAGATATGTTTATACAATTTGATCCAGCGAACGGAGAGCTTATTCGTGTAACAAATACCCAACCTGATTTTGATTTTATAGAAGTAGATAAAGAAGATATTATTGAAGTCCATACTGGAAAAATTTCTGCAAAAAAATATATTGTTGTTTTTAATGATAAATTAGGGAAGTACCAATTACAGAAAAAAGATGTAATTAATGTTTTTAATACTACAATACACAATATTTTATATGAAATTCCTACAAATAAAAATAGAGAAGGAATTACCATTATTCAAGATATATCAAATAGTTGCTGGAAATTTTTAATAAATAAAGATTTAGAAATTGACTTAAAATCTAGAAATTCTTTTACAAATTATTCTTTATATTTTAGTGTTACTGAATTAGGAAATCCTAATGTACTTTACAGGCAACTAGAAATTAATTTAGAACAATTAGTAAAAAATCATTATCAGATAGTTAGTTTTTTACATGATTTTGAAAGTAGTGAATTATTAATAAGCATTTACACAAATAAAATATTTGAATATAACTATGAAAGAAAAGAATAATGGAAAATACATTCCGTGTATTAGACTATGATATAATATATTTAAGTTATGATGAACCTAATGCAGAAAAAAATTATGCTGATTTAGTTACAAAAATTCCATGGGCAAAAAGAGTTCACGGTGTAAAAGGTTCTGATTCTGCTCATAAAGCTTGTGCAGAGTTGAGTGAAACAGATAGGTTTGTTACTATAGATGGCGATAATAGAATTAGAGAGCATTTTCTAGCACAAGAAATTAATTTTGAGCAACATGTTGAATTAAAAAATAAGGTTATATCGTGGTGCGGTCATAATGTAATTAATGGATTAATGTATGGTAATGGCGGAGTAAAATGTTGGCCTAAAGAATTTGTTTTAAATATGAAAACTCATGAAAATGCTGCACCTGATAATCCACATGCCCAAGTTGATTTTTGTTGGGATGTAGAATATATACAGATGAATAGTTGTTTTAGTGACATTTATAATAATGCAACACCACAGCAAGCATGGCGGGCAGGATTTAGAGAAGGGGTTAAGATGGCGCTTGATCAGGGAGTAAAGCCTTCTTTAGATGATTTTTATAAAAATCATTGGAAAAATCTACATCGGTTGTATATATGGTTAATGATAGGAGCAGATATTGAAAATGGTTTATGGGCAATATTAGGAGCAAGGCAAGGTTTATACAAAACTATGTGTACAGATTGGGATTATGTGAATGTGAGAGATTTTGAATACTTAAATAATTTATGGAATAAAGAATTGTTGTGTATAAAAGATAATGATTTAGAAAAAGAAATTAAGCAAATAGGAAAATATATTATAGGAGAATTGAAAATTCCTATCGGCGTAGATCCATTAAGTAAAGATCAGAGCGTATTTTTTAAAACAGTTTATTTAAATCCTGCACGAATATCTAATAAAATAATAGATGTAGAAACATGAATGAGATAGATCATATCAAGAATGTTTTAGATATTACAAATAAAGAAGTAAGTCCAACATTTTGTTTAGCTAAATGGCATCATACAACTCTTTATCTGCAAACTGGGGAAACGCATAGCTGTTATCACCCGCCTCCGCATAAAATATTAATAGAAGAAATAAAAAATAATCCTAGTGCTTTGCATAATACAAGTGAAAAAAAAATGCAAAGAAGTTTAATGTTAAAAGGAGAAAAGCCTGTAGGATGCAATTATTGTTGGAATATAGAAAATTTAGGGTCCGAGTATGTAAGTGATAGGCACATAAAGACAGCAAGTATTTATACACCAGAAAGATTAGCTGAAATAAAAAATAATTCTTTTGATTTTAACATCAATCCAGAATATATAGAAATTTCTTTCTCGAATGAATGCAATTTTAAGTGTGGTTATTGTCATCCTAAAGCAAGTAGTAGATTTTGGAACGAAATTGAAGAATTTGGACCATACAAAGACAGTACAGAGCATAGGCAAGATATAGATTGGTTTACAGTTTATAAAACCGAAGATGAAAATCCCTTTGTAGAGGCATGGTGGAAATGGTGGCCTACTGTATCAAAAACACTTAACATTTTAAGAATAACAGGTGGAGAACCTTTATTGCACAAAAGTACTTGGAAATTGTTAGACCTTTTAGATAAAAATCCTAAACCCTATCTTCAAATTGAATTAAATACAAATCTTGGAGTTAAAAAAAGTTTAATTGAAAAATTAGTAAAAAAAATAACAAAATTACATCAAGAGAATAAAATTAAAAGTTTTAAATTGTATTCATCTATAGATACATGGACGAGTAGAGCCGAATATGTTAGAACAGGACTAGATCTAAAATTATGGGAAGAGAATTTAGATTATTTTTTAATGAATTCTAACTATCCAATAACTTTTATGATTACTTTTAATATATTTTCAGTAACAAGTTTTGATAGCTTATTGTTAAAGATATTAGAATGGAGAAAAAAGTATAACAATGATAAAGTAGAGCAATGGCAAAGAATAAGATTTGACACTCCACATTTAAAAGAGCCTTATATTTTTGATATGAATATTTTGCCAAAAAGTGAATATCTTCCTTATATGTACAAACACATGGACTTTTTTAAAAAAAATTTAGATGATAATAATAAATTAAAATTTTCTACTATTGAGTTGAAAAAATTTGATAGGATTTTGAATTATATGAAAGGAACAGAATTTTCTGAGTTGAAACTTTTAGAAATAAGGAGAAATTTTACAAATTGGTTTGATGAATATGATAGAAGAAGAAAGTTAAACAGATACGATTATTTTCCTGAAATGAAAGGTTTCTTTGAGTTGTGTAAAAAAATATAATGACTATTTGATATTTATTGATAACACACAAAATTTATATGATGCTATACAGATTGATAATATATATATAGAAAGATTATTTGGTGTATTTAATGGGTTTGATATCACAAAAGTTAGAAATATTTCTTATTTAAATTTTGCTCCTGAAAATGTTCTGAAGCTAGTATTATGCCATATGCATTTGCCACTAAATTATGAAATAAATCTTGCTGATGAAACATTAATTAAAATTAATAATTCTCCTAATACTTTTTTATGGATTGTTAGTTTTTTTGAATTCTTTTTTGCCCAAGACAAACTTTTAAATTCTATTAATTCTAGGATAATACAAGAAAAAAAAGTTATACTAACTACAAGTAATAGTAACTATAAGAATAAAATAATTAATAAAGTAAAGTTTACGTCTGTAAATACATTCTGGTGGGGATTTCATCGACATGTAATTAATCATTACCCACAGACTGCTCTTATCAAACCTTTGGAAAAGTATGATAATTTGAAGAGAGCTAAGAAAAAATTTTTATGTTTAAATCAAAATTTAAAAACTCACAGAATTTGGACAGTTTATCATATTTTAAAAGAAAATGCAGAAAAGCAAGGTTACCTCAGTTGCAGATTTGATTTAATGATTAAATTACAAAAAGATTCTGTTTTAGCAGGTTGGTATAGCAATATTAATAGGTTACCAGACAAAGATATCGCTGAAAAGATGTCTAATGGAATTATTTTAGATAGGATTAAAGGTAAATCCGTATATAGACCAGAAGATTCTATAATGTCATATTATATGAAGTCTTTATTCAGTATTATAACAGAATCTGATGTAGTAGAAGATTTTGTTACAGAAAAAGTATATAAAGCAATTTGTTGCTCACATCCTTTTATTATAATAGGAAGTAAAAAGTATATTACAACATTACACTCACTTGGTTTTCAAACGTACGAAGAAATATTCGGAACATCTTATATTGATAATGAACATGATTTTCAAAGATTTGTTAAAAAAATAAAAATAATGCCGCTAGATGTAATTAAGGAAAAAATTGTTGCAGTAAAAAACAAAGTAGAATATAATTATAATCATTTTCTGCAAACACCTTTACCGTTTAATCAAATAATTGAAGATATTTATAAAGTATTAGAAAATGAATAAAACCTTTTGTATATATCCTTGGATAAATTTCCATACAACAACTGAAGGAAGATGTAAGCTATGTTGTCATGTTTACACAGAAGATTATATTAAAGTAGGTGATAATGATGCTATTGTAGGGCATCATGATATAGATCAAATATGGTTCGGTGATTATATGGAAAATGTTCGTAATAAAATGCTAAATGGAGAGCCAGTTAAAGAATGTAGCAGATGTTATGAACACGAATTAAAAGGTATAGAAAGCAGTAGAGAATGGGCTAATAAAAATTATTTTACTAAACAATATCTAAGTTTAGAATATCCTAAACATTTAGAGTTAAGATTAGGAAATAAATGTAATTTAAAATGTAATAGTTGTTGGAGTGTTAGTAGTAGTAATTTATATAAAGAGCGTAAAAAAATTATGTCTATAGATAAGGACATTCCAGAATGGATCAATAATCAATGGCATCATGAAATTAACATTGTGGAAAGTTTTGATTTTAAATGGTTTGAAACTAAAGAATTTTCGACTTTTATTGATAAAGTTAGTCCTACACTAGAAAAATTATATTTAACAGGAGGAGAACCAACTTTAATAAAAGCAAATGTAAATGTGTTAAATTCTTTAATAAAATATAATAATAATAGTTGTTATGTAGCATGGACTACTAATTTAACATCTTGGCCACAAGAATTTTATGAATCTTTAGATTTTTTTGATAGCAGTGAAGTCCAAATGAGTATTGATGGATATAAATCTTCAAACACATACATCAGATATCCTACCGAATGGGATATTGTAGAAAAAAATTTTAAAAATGCGTTGGATTTACCTAGTAAAGTTTCGTTGAAAGTATATTTTGTTGTACAAGCTTGGAATCTGTTAGATATTAGAAAGCTTGTAACATGGTTAGAAACATTTGAAAGGAAAATTGATTTTGTACCTATATTTTTAGAGTATCCGGATCAGTTACATTCAACAGTTTGGCCTAAAGAAGTGATTGAATTTATAATTAATGATTTACAAAAGATTTATACAAAAAGGCACAGTAATTCAATAGAGAGAATTATAAATTATTTACATGATTCTATTTATGATAAAAAGAAAATAACAAAAATGAAAGAATTCATTGCCATTAACGATAAATATAGGAAAATTAAATTTAAAGATATATTTCCTTATTTCCATCAAATAATAGAAAAAGAGTGCAAGATTTAAAAGCAATTATACCAGCAAAAGAAAAATGGTGTAGTATAGTTTGGCAAGTAAATGATTGGTGCAATTACAGGTGCTCATACTGCAATGATTGGAACTGGGCTGGTAGGAACAAGAATGATAAAAACATTAATTTAATTGTAAACACTCTTGAAAATATAATAAATTTTTATAAAAAAAATGGATATAGATATTTTAAATTGTATCTTAGTGGTGGTGAACCGACTTTTTGGGACGGACTGATTCCTGTTGTAGAAAAATTTAGGGAGTTAGCAACTTGGCCAGGCAGTTGTGTTGGAATCAATACAAATTTTAGTAGATCAACAACTTGGTGGGAAGAAAATCATCATTTATTTGAAGATGTTGTTGCCAGTTATCATGCAGAATGGACTAAAGAAGAAAAATATCTTAATTCTTTTAAATTTTTACAAACTAAGAAAAACTATTTATGCAGTCGTATAATGATGCATCATCAGCTATTTCAACAATGTATTAACTTTGGTGAACGTATAAAAAAAGAGTGTCAAAATTATATAATAGAATATGCTCCTGTTTATGACGAATTAAGACCAACAACTGACCCTTACAATTATAATGAGAAATGGCAAATGGATTTTTTTAAAAATAATAGTACAGTTTATAAACAAACTGTGCCAATTAAAAAAAATCCTAATTATGCATGGGCGAAAATAGAATTTATTGACGGTACAACATCTCCTATCAACACAAATGCTTTAATAACTGAAAGGAAAAATTTTTTCAAAGGATGGACTTGTAATATCCATGAAAGTTTGCATATTCATCCAAATGGAAAAATTCAAGCTGCAAGTTGCGGAGTTGGTCCAGTTCTTGGCAATATTGTTCTTGGAGAATTTAATAGTCATTTAGTAGAAGGTGTAATTTGTCCAAAAAACCATTGTCATTGTGCAGCTGATTTTAACATTACAAAATTTAAACAAAGAACATAGATATAATTTAAAAAATGGTAGTAGATAAAAATAAATTGCTAAAAGAATCTAAAACATTTTGTATGTTTCCGTGGATGCATATTTACTCTAATCCTGACGGAACTACATGGCCCTGCTGTAATACTGAGCCTGAAGTTATAAATGAATCGTTGGAGAACAAGACTTTAGAAGAAATTTTTGTTAGCGAAAAATGGAATCAGTTGCGATTAGACATGCTTGAAGGAAAAGAAAATCCAGCATGTAGAAAATGCTATGCAGTTGAAAAAGCAGGCGGTGCAAGTTATAGAAGTTATGCAAATAAAGATTTTGGTAATAATATTGATTTGGTAGACAATACTTTACAAGATGGTAGTTTAGAATCGGTACAATTTAAATATATAGATATTAGGTTTAGTAATCAATGTAATCAGGCATGTGCAACATGTGGGCCTGAATTTAGTACTTATTGGCAAAAACTATTAATAGATAATGACAGATTTTTTGATAAATTTAAAAAATTTTATAGGTTATCAAATCATTCAAAAGAGAACATTTTTGAACAGTTAAAACCTCATTTTCCTACTGCTCAAGAAATTTATTTTGCAGGCGGCGAACCTCTAATTATGGATGAGCACTATCAAATATTAAATCATCTAATAGATATAAAAGCTAATGATACTGTAAAGTTAAGATACAATAGTAATTGTAGTAATTTTTACTATAAAAAAAGTAGTGTTATAAATTTATGGAATAAATTTAAATATGTTAAGTTAGGAGCAAGTGTAGATGCTGTTGAAGATGTTGCAGAGTTAATAAGATTTGGTACTAATTTTAAAACGTTATCTAGTAATTTAAAAGAAGCATTAACTTGTGAAAATTTAATATTACAATATGATACTGTTGTAAGTGTATTAAACATTGATCATTTACCTTATATGTATGATTATTTGTTAGAAAATGATTTAGTGAATAAACAAACATGGTTTACACTTAATTTAGCCTTCACCCCTCTTCCTTTTAGTTTAACTAGTTTAA